GGGGAATGGCTAGTTTCGCTACGCTCATGGCACGTTGCCTGTCCGAAGGAGCAACGGGTGTGCGCTCTTTAGTGGGATGAGCGTGAGATTTGAAGAAGATGAAGGGAAAGTAAGGTTTATGGGCTGAAAGTGAACACAAAGTGATATGGCAAAGAGCAAGACAGGCAGTTTTTGGCTGACTGAGAACGTAACCCTACCCCCTGCACTGGGAGCAGGCAACCGCATACAGGGCACAATTGATTTGGGCGCTTATGTTGATGTTGGCGATCAGCAGAGCATAGCGATTGAACAAGTTGATTTCGTTCATCAACTAGGAGTGGACTTCGGCACCGATGTAACCTCAATGATTACATCGAGCGGCGCGCTTTCGTCTCAACTCACAGACTTGAACCCCGGAACAGCTTTTGTACGAGCAGATGACAATTCGTTGATTGCCTCCTCTGGTCTGAACATCGACCAACCCAACAATGTAGCGACCAGAGATGCAGATTTTTACCCGGATTCGTTTGGAAAACTGGATGAGAGTCGACTGGTGGTCAATGATTCGCTATACTTCGTTGCAGGTGTTGATAGTGCTGACATCGCTGCACAAGCAGTCTATGTGACTTGCCGAATTAAATGCAGAATAGTCAAACTCTCAACTAAGGACTGGATGGCGATTGCGATCCAGAGTACGGCTAGTGACAATTGAGGTGGGCTAGATGCCTAACTACTGTCCAAACTGTGGGGAATCCCTAGGCGGAACCACCAAAGGAGAGATGAGAAAGACCTCTAGAAGGGCTTACGAAGATACTTCCCAAGACAAGAAGAAGAAGAAAGGCAAGGCAAGCGCGTACAACAAGCGGTACGCAGCGGCGTTCAAGCGTCTTAAGAAGAAGCATCCGCGTACTTCCTTTGCTGCTCTAGCAAAGAAAGCACACAAAGAAGCACGGAGGAAGTGAGATGGTTAAGGAAAGAGTACTTCGGAAGTTGATTGAGCCCGGAATTGTCGCAGTCTCAGGTTCTACTTACAATGTATCGAGTGGCGCCGGTAACTGGGAACTCATAATTGCTACTGATTCTCTTGGAAACCCTACCCATTGGGCAGTTTGGAGAGATTACTTTGACCTCTCCGGGTTGGTTGAACAACAAGAAACACTCTTTACAGTCGGGCCAGTCTTCCAAGAGGCTACGGATTATACCTATATCACGAGTAAACCCACAGGCGCTCTACAAGTTTGGGATATGATAACTCAGGAATATATTTCTGATGCTTCTTTTAATGGGGTTGTTGCTGGAACAGGAATGTGGATACCACCCGGTATGATGTCATCACTTGACCCTGATGTGGGGCCCAATACTGGGGCAGGCTATGACTTGCAGGATGTGCATTATGGTAATGCTCGATGCTTTCAATATGGTGCGCTCACGAGTCTAGGTGTATCCCCCTTCCATCCTCTACTTTCAAGTTCCACAATGTGGGGAACGGGTTCCGCTACGGCAGGACAGAAACTCTACGTGACTCGTGCAATCCATCTAGATAGTGCATTACAACCAGAAGAACTAAACAATATTCACACCCCTCCTACGGCAGTAGTAATCCCCTCGCTCATCGACAAAGAAGACAATCTGGAATATATCGAACGCCTGCGCCGCTCCTATGTGGTGGCCCCGACGGTGGATTAGATGGTCGACAAGTGGACAGTTCCCAAGGTAGTGGGGGGATGGGTGTTACGCCACCCTTGGGAATCGTTCGGTGTGTATATGGCCTTGAGGAATCCCTATACTCGCGCATGGATGCTTGACCATATGTGGCTCATGGGTAGAGGGGCACTGGCTGGTACACGGGGGAGTTGGGGAATCACTGTGAAGAGATTGGTAACACCGGCTGCAAGAGCAGCGGTGGCCGGATTAACAGGAACCACTGCACAAACGGCGGCCATCATCGCTGCGCCAGTTGTAGTTGCGGCCGTTGGTGCGGGAGTGGTAACTGCTGCATATCAAAAGGCTGGATTAATTGGGCCCGATGCGCCTAGAGTTGAATCTGTATATCCATCTACAAAGAAAACTCCATTCAACCCATTTATGATGGGATGGGGTTCAGTAGTCTAGGACTTTCGTGTGTATTCGTTCAAGGATTGCTGTTGCCTGGGTACGCGTACCTGATTCCCACAGTCTGGGCAATACCACATTCTTCTTTCAAGACTGAATATCATCTTCGTATTGCATATGCCAGTGGCGATGTTCCACTCATGATCCATGATCCACTCTCGACAGATCGTCATTCAATATACCCCCAAACAATCAACAATGTTTCAATTAATTCACCTTTCGACATCTTCTCAAGTATCTCTCTCATTCAATCACACCCTCTCATCAATCAGGTCCAATATATTTTCAAGTCGACGAGCAATTCGTTCTAAGGCATACGCAATGCGTTCCATTACTTCAGGGTCATTCATTCAATCCTCAACTCCGCATTGATTTTCTTCTTCGCTGCTTCAAATGCAGCGGCTTTTCGTTCTTTGACTTCTTCAGAAACCTCATCATCCCAGCGTTGCCACTCTTTCAACATCAACTCTAATGCACGCGATCTGTTCTGTCCTGTGTTCAGACGTGCATAGTTGTCTATCATAGACCATACAGAGATGGGTATCCGGGCACATATGTTGGTAAATGCTCCCTGATTGGCCATCTCGCTACGGTTCTTCCTCCCTCTTCCCATAGTTGGCGTACGAAGTTCTCCTCTATAATACTACTACACTAGATGCGTATAGGGGGCATGTTCAAGGGGAATGGCTAGTTTCGCTACGCTCATGGCACGTTGCCTGTCCGAAGGAGCAACGGGTGTGCGCTCTTTAGTGGGATGAGCGTGAGATTT